GTGGGGCCGGTATAGGCTGGCCGCTAACCTCATCCGTTGTAATAATTGGATCATACTCAAGCGTTGCATGATTTTCAGTGTTTGCAGTGCCCCATGAATCATCGCTGTTAAAGCTACCAACCGCGCCCACCCATGGCTGGTTCTTTGGCTGGCTGCCTGTAATCTCCGCAATAGTGGTTATAATCATATTTAAAGCCCGCTGAGGGTCTTTAGCGTTTCGAATGAGGGAGTAGCTCTCTAACCTATCTTTGCGCCATATGAGCTTACCGTAGACGGGAACAAGCGGGATATATTCGCCAAGCCATGTTGTTTCACTCAAAACACCACCGCCATAAAGCTTGCACCACTTAACAGTGGGGAGTTTTGTCTCGCGCTCTTGCAGGACTTTAGCAACCGCGCCTTTCTCTTGCGCGATTTTCAACTGGTCATCCGTAAGGGCGATCGTCTCGCCATCAATCATAAAGCAAAGATGTATCTTGGTTGTTTCGTATTCCTTGTAGAAATGCTCAACAATGCGGACCTTGTCCTCGTCTGCCGCTTCCGTACCCTCAAAGCTTAAAGGCTCATGGTCTGGGTAATCGACCTCAAACGTGTCCTTTTCAATATCCTTATAGATAAAGCCAAACCCTGCGTCAGACCCGTCTATCATTTCTGACGCAGGGTCAAGCAGGCATGACTTCCAATCAGGAACGCTTTCAACTTGGATAGTCTGATCAAAGCTTAACGGGTCTGTGTATGCTGTGTTAATCCGTATCCATCCGTACCCAGATGTCACCGCATTTTGAACCGCCATATCATACGCAACCGATGCCTTTGATTGTCTCTCGATATTACGAACAAGCCCTTTAAACACCTCGGCCGTATCAACATCACCCTTATCATCAACGGGAGATACTCGGACTCTTGGGCGCATTTCACGCGCTGAATTAACAACCTGCTCAATAAACGGCATACACCTGTTTTCAGTTAAGAATGGGCGGTTGTCGTTAATGCGGCTTCTTTGCTCGGCTTCTGGCCATTGTGTGTCACCATTGGCAAAATCAACATCATCTTCGCCAACATCATAGGGGGTGGAGTAATATTCAAGCGTCTTTGCAAAGAGCTCTTTAGCACCCTCTACGTATTTATCCTCGTTTTTTATCCCATCCATGATGTGTTGGTTCCTCTGCGCCGACCCGTGGTGCGCGTTCTAACGGCAGGCTTTGCGGTCTGCTCGGTTGTTGTTAAGTGCTGCGCGAGGTATCTAAACGCTGCAGCACTATCTAATTCGTGGATTTCTTTGTATTTGCCAGTCTTCTCGTCTTTGACGGATTTCTCATGGCGTAAGGCTTGAAGGCCATCCCTGCATTTAATCTCATCGATGTAAGCTTCTTTGATGAGCGTCTTTGCCAATCGACGACCTGCATTGACCTTCATCGCAGGCATAACACGGGACTTCGTAAGCCCCATGGTTCGCAACTGGTCTTGAATTGACCCCTTCATTCCCAAACGAGAATGCCCGGCATCATGGGGGAGGCCGTGATAGCCGTTATATCCGTTGTCCTTGATCCAATCGGCAAAGTAATCAAGGTCTTTGAATGAGTCTTCAATGTGGTCAATAATGCGCGTTTGAAGCCCAACCCTTTGAGCTACCCATATCGCCGTACTATCTACGCGGCCTAAATCCCAAGCCGTAACAATATCAACGCCCGTCTTTATTGGGACGCTTGTTATTCTCTTATCCGCCTTCGCATCATCTAAAAGCTTGGCGTAGTAATGGCCATGAAAGGCCGTATCGTAATCACCCAACCAAATATGGTTAAAGTCTTCGGGGTTGTATTTCTTACCAAGCTCAACTTCACGATGGACAACATCGCTAATAAACGGGTTCTGCTCATAGTTTACATGAATAACAAGGCAATCAGGCTCATTGCGCATTTGATCGCATAGCTCTTCAATTGCATCATCTGGAAACTTTGGGTTCCATGTGAATATCAACTGCGAACCATCCATCCGAATAGTCGGCTTTAATATCTTGAGCGTGTTGCGTGTGGAGTTTTGAGCCTCTTCAAACCAAGCTATCTTAAATCCTTCGAGCGACTTAACACTATCAGCGGTCAAATCATTCATACCCTGAAAGTAAAATAACCCACCATCATGATTTTTACGTATCTCTGATTTAACGGACTTATAACACCCAGCCAATCCCATCATTTTGATTTTATCATCTACCAAACTCTTAGATGATTTATCAATGGACTTTTGTATCTCACGTAAACCAACAATCTTTAAGTCTGGCTCAGATATCGATCGGTCTACAAGGTAATTTGCGACCTCATGCGACTTACCCGATGTGCGTCCGCCTCGTATGAATATATATCTATATTTTGGGTCTAGTGCCTGCGCCCAATCCGCCGTGTCATAGTTAACCTCAATCTGAGGCACTAACGACCTTCTTTGTTACTGTGATTTGAATATCACCACCAACCTCAACTTTTTGAGCATCTAAACCATGTAGCTTAGCTTTACCCATAGTCGCTGACACAGCCGCGCTATTCTGCTTTTCAATGATTGCCATTGACCTTGCTTCTTCAAGCTCTCTCGTAAGGCTTTCAACAGTCACAGCGTGTTTATCAGCGTGTTCTTCCCGCAGTAAAACGACTGTTAGGGCTATGTTAGGGTTTTTTAGCAACCTTGATGCCTCAACTTTTATGGAATCATTACCCATGTTTTCAGCATCATGAGATTGCCTATAAGCTTCGCTCGCATTTCCCAGCTCTATGTACTTTCGCGCAAACTTCTCTTGCTTGATGGTGAGTTTATTCATGCGGGTCTCCCCTATTTCCTCGCTCCTTAAAGCCGCAAGGTTTAGCTTACTGTGATGATTGTTTTTCCGCCGATTACATTTGGAATCTCAACGATTGTTCCGGCTGGGTATTTAGATGTGAATCCGCCCGCTGCATTATTGGCATCCTGATCTTTAAGCGGTGATGCCTTTACGGTGAAGTCTGATGCATCCCATACAGAAACATAGTTAGCGCCCTCTGCAACGGTGTATGTTGTTCCTGTGGCGGTGTTTGCAACGGGGTTTCCCTGCGTTTGCAATGTGTCTCCACTTGATTGTGCTTGGTTTGATTTCATGGGGTTAAACTCGGCCATGTTTTCTCCTTGGTTTAAGCTGCGCTAGCTTCATTATTCGACCCCCGCAATCTTTGGGTAGGATGCATGTGAAGCACTCGACGAAAGCGAAGCTTTGATATTGCTAATGATTGCTTTAATGGGGGAGCACTCTGGGTGCTAAAAAACCCCACTCGAAAGCAGGGTTTTAATTCTCTTAGGCATACTTGCCCACACCAATTAGACACCATTTTCAAAACATGTGCAAGTTATTTTGTATGTTATCCCTCAAAATGTTTAATCATCGCATCCAATCCATTTTGAACGCTGCGTATCATCTTGTCATCCGATGGTTCCCACCTGTCCTCCGTACAAACTGATTTAATCAACGGCCTATCAATCACGGATACGGAGCGCATAGCGGCGTTGTAAGCTATCTCAGCCCTATCCCTCGGCGTAAGCATGATATCTCCGTTCTCGTCCACCTCTGCGCCTGAGTGGCCTCCTTTGCCGTCCATAGGCCAGTTTCCTGTTGTGGTGAATGTGTAATACAATCCGCGTAAGTGATATCCGGCGTCTTTCTGGTCTTCCTCGATAACGCCAAGCTTGAGCATTTTATCTAGCATGCAGTGCTCCGTGTCTTGATGGCCGAATGATGTTGGTATACCTCCGCTTGTGGTTTCTCGGATGCGCTTTTCTATATTCGATTTTTCGAGGCGCTCTTTGGTTGCGCCCTGCCCGTGTAGTGTTTTTGTCATACCAACCTCAATCTTTCGTTATCGTTTACAGCGTGCTTTCATTTGCTCAATTCTTTTCCAAGCTCATCAAGTGCCTTGAACCCCTCACGAATAAAATCTTCATTTGCTTGGCTTCCGTTGGTTGCCCATGTTGTTTTCAGTGTGTCGCGTAGTGTTTCGATTGCTCTCATGTTTTTTCTCCTATGCTGCTATTTTCTGTAATTGTTTTGATGTTGCTATGAACCAATTCTTTTTTATTTCTGGCGCTTGCTCTGCATACCAACCATCGCGATTTGTTAACCAGTCTGTAAAATGATTATCCCCTCCACCATAAATTCTTAACCAAGAATTATAATCACTTTCATTCAGTTTTATTACCTCACCCTCAAACCATAAATTGCTGCCTGTTTTTGTCCTCCCATTTACATTAACATTTTCATTAACATTTACATTTACATTAGGTTCTGTTTCGGTTCGCTTTTGGTTACGTTTTGGTTTTTCTTTGTAAGTCTTTGGTCTACCACCATTTTTCCCGTTCTTAAAGCGCTTATTGTTAGAGTCTATTTGCGGTTTCATTAAAGTAAAAATTGCGGACGAAACTCCTTTTAATTCAGGTTTTTTTCCATTTATTGCGTATTCAATCATCGCATCCATCACCTCTAAACGCTCCTCTTTTGGGAGCTCTTTTACCGCCTCATAAAACGATCTGTAAAATACAAATGAATCTCTTTTCATCACTTAACCCTTTTCCGTAAATCTTTGTTTTTGTCCTATGAAATTCAAGTGAGCAATACCCAAAGTGCCTTGTCTATTTTTTGCTATAATGATTTCTGCTCGGCCACGGCAATCGCTCAATTCTTTTTCGTAATCTGCTAATCTTGCGTTGTATTTCCCCTCGCCTTCATTGGATTTCTTTTCTGGCCTCTCGCGCTCCATGTAGTATTCTTTTCTATAGGGGAACATCACAACATCGGCATCCTGTTCAATGGCTCCAGAGTCCCTTAAATCGGAAAGCATGGGGCGCTTATCATCCCTGCTCTCTACACCTCTGTTTAGCTGGCACAAAAGAACAACCGGGATTGCTAGCTCCTTAGCTATTTGCTTGAGTGTTTTGGTTATTTCTTCGACCTGATAAACTTTGCTTTGAATCTTTTTGTCCATCTCCAGAAGCCCGAGATAATCAATCATCAAAACAAAATTACCGTGTATGCGCTTATAACGCCGCGCCATTGATTTTAGCGCACTTAAGTTCACGCTCGATCTATCTTCAATGTAAAGGCTCTTGCCCTCATGGGACACCTTGCGCATTGCTTGCCATTGTTCTTGTGTGAGTGAATTGGGGGCGCGTTGCTCTGATACTGATATGCCAGTTTGCGCCGCTATCAATCTCATGCCCAATTCTTCCGCCCGCATTTCCAAAGAAACAACAACGGCTGGGATAAGGTTTGAAATGTTATCAGCAAGATTCAGCATTAAGGCCGTCTTGCCCATGCCGGGTCTACCCGCAATAATGTAAAGCCCCGCAGGAAAGAACCCACCAACCTTATCATCGAGGCATTTATAGCCTGAGCTCATTGGTTGTATTTTACCCGATTGAACCTGTTGCATCCATGACAGGGCGCGGTTAATTGCCTCTTGCCCAGTGCAGCTTGTGCTTTCTGTCTTTTGTGAAACAGCCGTAATCATATGCTCTGCCTCACTTAAGATATCATCATCTTGACAACTATAATTGTCGGCTCGCTCCAGAAGTGTTTTTGCTATATTCACCACCTCGCGGCGCTCATAAAGAGTCCTTAGAACCTTCGCATAGTCCTTTGCCCCGTAAGGGTTAACAACACTTGATGCAATTTCCACAAGGTAATCTGACCCGCCAACCTCTTCTAAATCTGGGTCGCCCTCAAAGACGTTCTTTAAAGTAATGAAGCTTGCCATTTTATTAGCGTTTACATGATCGGCAATAGTTCTAAATATGCGCTGATGGACAGGCATAAAGAAATGATCCTCGGTTGTAATATCTGAAATAACATCAAAATTCTTATTTTCAACTAATAAACAGCCAATTAAGCCTTGCTCTGCATCCATGTTATTAGGGGGTAGTTTATGCATTTTTAAATACCTCGCGCCAATTTTTGTAAGATACTTCCCATACCTTACGGTTTTGTTTTGTGGGATTTTCACGATAATTAGCTGTTGCCTCTTGGAATAACTCCCAATGCACATTCTCTTCAATCGCTAAGAAATTAACCTTTATCATGCCACCTCCTTCTTAAAATATACGTCTTCTGTTTTGGGCAATCGGTCATACACAGTGAATATTGCCTCCGCTTCCGTGCGGTTTAAATTAGGAACGGACGTTGTTTGACCGTCATTCCAATGAACAACTACGATGTAATTCATGCTGCCCTCGCTTTTTCTTTTTTCCGGCTCTCTTTCCAAACGGCCTCACAATACGATTCAGGTCGCCCCACAGCGTCCGCAATTTCAGGCCACCTAAACCAATGGAAAAACCGCATATCGACTATCAGGGCGTTTAATTTGCCCGCCTCGGAGCTGTGCTTGCTTGATTTAAGATTGCTCAACGTGTAGCCGCGTTTATTGCACCACTGAATCGCGTGTTCTTGAGGGGTCATTTACTGCCCTCCATGGGCTCGATTTTAATCATGCCCTCGGATGCCCATCGCTTCTCTGCCCACCCGCTCCACACGTGCTTATCGTTGTCAAAAAGGGCATCCAGAAATGCTTTCTCTAAATTATCCTTATCGGGTGTTTGCAAATGGGGCTGATTGTCGTGGGCTGCCTTTTTCTTCTTTGACCATGACTTAGGCATGGCAAGGTAAAACGTAATCTTGTAAGGAATCGGCAGCTCTATATCGAACGTGCGCAATAAATCCTTATAAGCCCAATATTGAGCTACACATGGGCGCGGTGGTTTTAACCATTTATCGCGCCGCGTCATGCGGGGTTTTGTGTTTGGGGTTATAAAATAAACGTTCATTTCATCCACCCCTTGCCAAATGTCATAGGCTGGTTTGAATGGCCGCTGTTGTATTGCGCCTTCAATATCTCAAGCGCGCCGAGCAGGGTTTCTTTCCCATCCTCGGCTTGTCCTTGTAAATATCCCTGTGCTGGCATTGTTTGGCATTTCTGTATTGTTGGTTCGTCTGTCATGACTAGCCCTGAATCTTTACCCAAAGGATCACCTACGGGTGCAGGGTTAAACGCCTTGGATGGTTGGTAGAGGCCGCCGACATAGGGCGGTTAATTACCAGTGTGATAAACCCTCTTTGAAAGAGACAGACACCAACAAAACGCTACCTATCCCCTTCAAGGAAAATTTATATTTGACTCTGTGGATAAGTCGGCGTATTCGTATTCACATTAGAAAAACGAAGTTTGCATATTGCTACACTCATCAATTCCTTTTGTGTGTCTACACCCATGTGCTTAATCCTTTTCGTTCAATAAAAACCCGCTTAGATGCGTCAACATCCTGCGGGGTTTATTAATTATAAAAACTTTCATACGTTACTTTTTCGCCAAATTCTCGCCTATAAGCTTCGAACAAATTGCGAGAACCTGACTTGATGCCTCGCTCAACTTCGGAAAGGTAACCTTTAGCATAACCAAGACGCTCGGACATATCATCCAAGGTCATCCCTTCGCTATTTCTTAAATCAATCGGCTTCATGTATTATCGTTCTCATATTAAGAACCTTTCGTCAACAAAAAAGTTCTCTATGCGCGTATTTTAATTTGTGGTCATAAATGAGAAGAGTCACTATGCGAGAATACACAGTCATTACCATGATCTGTCATACCCTTATCCTATGTTTTGATTTATAACAAAGTGGCAACTTTATTTATTTTTGTCAATTTTTTTTGATGCAAACCCCGCACAAAGACTCATGAAACTAAAAAAGTTCTCATTTCATGAACATTTATGCTTGACCTTATGTTCTTAATTTGAGAACATCATTTCAACAAAAGGAGACAGACATGACACAAGAATTACTCAACGACCTAATCGCACTAAACGCCAAGCACAATGATGCGGGCGTTGCGTATTTAATAGAGGACATCAAGTTTGAATTAACCAATGAGTACGAGAACAACCTTCAAAGCGGTCACATGCCAATTACTGATGCTGAAATGCATACCGTTTGGAATAAGTCAGAATTGGGGTTGGTGTAATGACACAGACAGACCTTATGGACGTTATCGCCGAAAGCTTTAAAAAACACCCTGCAGCGCAATGGATTGGATCAGATCACGTGACGGAAACACTGCAAGCTCAACGCAAAGAGCAAGAGGGGTGGGGCAATGAGTAACATAGTAGCATTCCCGATTAACAATGAGCCTTCATACGCCTGCGTTGTTGAGTTCACAAACGATAAAAACCAACCCTTTATTTATGATTTTTTCTTAAAGGAAACAATCGAGGTTCAGGTTCAAAACATGTTCATGGATTTTCTTGAGCAAGCCAAAGATCAAAACCCAGAGGACGCAGAGCTAACGGCATTCTTTTACGCTGAGCGCGTCCTCGATGTAACGGAGACAAACGATGCCTAGAGACATAATTGAAACACAAACATACACGGCGCAAGAGGTCGGCTCTATCTTAACCGAAACACTTATTGACGCTGAAAACAATACAATTGATGCCCTAATTGAAAAGATGATTAACGGAGATCAGGGGCGCAATCGCTCGCGGTATAAATCGGCGATTGAGTTCTTGAAATCTGAAAAAATAAGGCTGGCATTTGAAGCAAAGAGAGCCGGTATAGAAATTCCCGAAACGGATGTACTGCGTAATTTAGGCGACCCCACGCAACCTAGCGGAGAGGCTTTTAACTGGGAAGCCCCATCTATTAAGTTTCTCCGCGTTTTTTTACCGTGCCTTGGGTTTATGGCGATTGTCGCATGGGCGGTGAATGTGTGGGCATCATGACAATCAATCAGCTAAACGAATTAGCAGAGCGCGTGATGGCCAAGAAGTATCCGAGAGACTGCACACGCACTAAAAAACACAACCATCGTTGTGAGCGCATTGTAAGCCGCTTAACGGTCATGGAAGCAAATAAGAGAATTGAAGAAGGGAGGTATTGGAATGGAAAATAGCATTGATTTTAACGCTCTAAAAGAGCCGTTTGACCCATCGTTAATATCATGGCGCGTGGGCGCAATGACCAAAGATAAATCTAAAGGTATTGCTCTTGCTTATATAGACGCAAGAGACGTTATGGATCGCCTTGATGATGTTTGTGGTGTTGGCGGGTGGCAAATTAAATACAGCCACGCCAATGGTAAGACAATCGCTGATATAGGCATAAAAATTGATGGTGAGTGGATATGGAAAGCCAATGGTGCGGGCGATACGCAAGTTGAGGCGGAAAAGGGTGCAATCAGTGACGCAATGAAACGCGCGGCAGTGGTTTGGGGCATCGGAAGATATTTGTACGATGTTCAAAATATATGGGTTGATCTTGATGATTGGAAAAAGATTAAAAACCCTAAAGACTCACGTTTAGTTAGTGCGCTTGAAAAAGCCGCAAAAGGTATTCGTGTGTGTGGCGAAACTCCAAACGCTGGTAAGCCTGAACCAACACCAGAGCAAAAAAAGGTTATTGCTTACATCGAAAAGGTTAGGGCAGAAATCAGAGCCGCCCCTGACCCTGCCGATATAGGCGCGGTGATTCATTTACACCTAAAAGAAATCCGCGCACTCAAGCCCGAGCAATCTAAATACATTTATGATTGTGCGGCATTTGAACGCAAGAAGTTCGAACAACCAATGGCGGCCGAATAGATGAAACTCATAGACACATTAAAACGCATCCGAGAGATAGCAGAAACGCTGCCTGATGACGACCCTGACAAGCTTGAAATGCTCAATACAGAAGCCGACTTTAATGGCTTAATGGAGTGGGCCCTAACCAAGCGCAATGAAAGCCTAGCACTAGCGGAAGCAAATAAGGAATTAAGCGGATTGTATGAAAAGCGCAAAAAATCCTTCGAGGGCAAGGCTAACCAGATGAAAGACATTGTTGGCTGGATTCTTCATGAGGCGAAGGAAACAAAATTCAAAGGCGCATCAGCCACGGTTTCAATCACACGAAAACCCCCTGCCCTTGTTGTAACAGACGAAACAAAAATACCGGGCGAGTATTTCAAGACAGAAAGAACCCTAATGAAGGCAGAGCTAAACAAAGCCTTCAAAGAAGGTAAATCAATAGCAGGAACCACGCTATCCAATGGTGGTGAAACAATAATGATTAGGAGCAAGTAATGAAGGCCAAAGCAATAAACATAGGCGGCGTGGCTGGCGGTAGAATTAAATCATTCATCGAGCGTATTGAACGCCTAGAACAAGAAAAGGCAGCACTTAGCGAGGATGTAAAAGAGGTTTACGCCGATCTTAAGGGCGTGGGCTTTGATGCGGTGGCGATTCGTAAGATTGTATCCCTTCGCAAGCTTGATGCAGAAAAGCGCAGGGAAGCGGACGAGCTTCTGGATTTATACAAAACATCAATAGGCATGGTTTAAGGAGAAAAAAACATGAGCAGCGTTAATAAAGTAATCATCGTAGGGAATGTTGGGAACGACCCTGAAATAAGAAGTTTCCAAAATGGGGGGCGTGTCGCTAACCTATCAATCGCTACATCAGAATCGTGGAAAGACAAATCTACAGGTGAGCGTAAAGAGAAAACCGAATGGCACAAAGTCTCTGTCACCAATGAGGGGCTTGTGAAGGTTATTGAAAGCTACGTCAAGAAAGGCTCAAAGCTTTATATAGAGGGGCAGCTTGAGACACGCAAATGGCAAGATCAGAGCGGCGCGGATAAATACAGCACTGGGATTGTCCTTAAACCGTATCGTGGTGAGTTAGTGATGCTTGATAGCAAGAACGACACCCAAAGCGGATACAGTTCGAACCAAGAGCAAGCATCAACTGGCGG